ATGCCTCCGGCGCTCTCCAGCACGAAGCAGCCGCCCTGGTCGAGCAGCGCCTCGAACAGCCGCGACTGCTGTTCCGGCACCACCGCCATGACCTCGGCATAGCGGCTCGATTGAATGAACCGCGCGCCCATCTCCAGCAGCACCGGGAGGTCACTCTCGACGGCGGTGCGAATCGTCACGACGCCCCCGCATGGAACGGGTCGTAGTCAATCTCGGCGCGCCCCGTGCTGCTGCGCGCCAGCTTCTGCAGCACATCCCCTGGCAGGTCCGGCAGCGCCCACGTCAAGGCGAGGGCATCCGCCAGGTCCGGCGAGCGTCCGAGGCGCTTCTTCACCTGGTCCTTCTCTTCGAGCATGAACACGCCGTTCACGAACGTGTAGGTCGGGGTCGTGAGCTCGGCGACGAGTTCGGGGATGTGGAAGGGCAGCGCCACCTCGCGCTTGACCGCCTCGCTCATCTCAATCCACATCTCCGCGCGCCGGTTCTTGTAGCGCGGGTTGATGGGCCGGTCGTGGAAGATGATGGGCAGCGCCGACGAGACGCCGGTCGCGCGCAGGTTGTCGATCACCCCGTGGCCCCAGTGCCCGGTGTCGTCGATGAACTCGACCTCCGAGCGCCAGCGCGCCTTCGCCGTGTAGACGCGCGCGGCAATGTCGGTCGTCGGCAGTCCGCGCATGGTGACCGGCGAGTTCGCAATGCGCGCATTCGCCCCCCAGCGGGCGAAGAGCACCGTGCGGTCGTCCCCGAAGCGCGCGACGTCGAGCCCCAGCCGCTTCTGGCTCCACTGGTAGTCGTCCGGCGCGAGCTCACGGCGCATGGCGAGTTCGACCTGCTCGATCGTCAGCAGCGTGTTGATGGAGGTCGGCGGGAACTCGCCCAGCACGTAGGCCTTGACCCACGGGTTCTCCAGGCCGTAGGTCGCAATCTGCTCGCGCGCCCACTCGACCGGCGACTGCTGCCCCGCACCCACCTGCGACACACGCGGGCTATGCACCCACGCCTCGGGGTCATCCGGGTTGCCCGTGACGCGGATAATCGTCCACAGGTGCCGCAGCCGCGTCGCCGCTTCGTAGAGCATCCCTTCGAGCGAGATGGGGTTGCCGCCCTGCACGACCTTGCCGAAGTGCGTGTTGGGCAGCGCCTGCTCGGCGGCTCGCAGCACCGTCGCGGGAATGGCGCCCGACTCGTCGACGAGCACCAGCACGTTCTTGCCGTGGAGACCCGAGAAGGTGCGGCCCTGCTCGTCGGCGCTGCCGGTCTTGGGCCACGACCGCGCCGCGAGGAACCAGGTCGCTTCGTTCTCGCGCTGGAAGACGCGCCCCGCCGTCCAGACGAACGCCTCGCGCAGGTACTCAGAACGGATGCGCCACTTCTCGAACTCGGCCCACAGGTTGTCGCGCAGGTTGTCGCCGGTGATGGAGGTCGCCAGCCCCTTGGGATGCTCGAAGCCCGAGCCCTCGACGCTGACCTGCGTCGCCAGGAAGTAGAGCCCGGCCCACGCCATGACACACGTCTTGCCGGGACCGGCACACGCCTGGAGGCTGATGCGCTGCTGCCTGGGGTCGCAGAAGGCGACGAGGAAGCGTTCCTGCCACGGGTCCGGCGTGGCGCCGAACTGCTCGGACACGAAGCGGCAGGCGCCGTAGGGCGGCTCGCGCCAGGAGGCCACCTTCTCCGCGGCCGCGTGCGCGTTGTCAAGCATCAGGACGAGTAACAGCAGCGCCCATGTCATCGCGTCGGCGTGTCGTCGTCGTAGAGTTCCGCCTGGAGCTTCGGCGGCAGGCAGTCTTGAATCGGCACTGCGAACCGCACCGCGCGCCGCCACGGGGACATGGCCAGCGCGCCATCGATCGGCTGGGCCTCCCGCCCGACTTCGACGGCGGGCATCAGCACGTGCCGCTCGAGCACGACCAGGTTCACCGTCACCAGGTCACCGACCTTGAGCGCCACCTTGTTCTGGCTGATCAGGTTCGGCATTAGGTGTCTCCGTTCGAGCGGCCCCGCTGCGAGGTCTGTGCCTCGGTAATCACGGGGAGATGCGGCGAGCGGTCTGTCGCCGTGCCCGACGGGCGGAACCAGCAGTCGGAGGCGAGCGCCCCCACGTACTGCATGAACCCGTAGAGCCCCGCCTCGACCTTCCCGCGCACCGGTCCCTTGCGCACTAGGTCGACGGTGCCCACCTCCGGGTAGACCTGCCCGACGACGAACTCGACCGCCACGAGGTCACCGATCTGCGGCTCGGCCCGCGGCGCCGGTGCCGGCGGCACGGGCTCGCGCGGCGGCTCCTCGATGCGGGCGTAGGATTCCTCAATGCGGGCGACGGCGGCACGAATCGCTCCGCCCGTTTCCCGCATGGCCTCGTTGGCCTCCCGCAACTCTTTGGCGAGCGCGTCGTGTTGGTCGATCGCCACGAGGTCACCGACCTGCGGCTCGGCCGGCCGCGGCGGCACGGGCTCAGTGGACGGGCTCTTCTTCGGTGTCGCCATCGGCGTCCTCGTCTTTCGGGATGCGGCCCGCGATGATTTCAGCGAGCGTGACGGCACCGCCGTGTGTGACGTCGAGGGCTTGCGGCGGTCGCCCGGCGTAGTAGGCGAGGAGCGTCGAGAGGAGCTTGCTGTCGATCGAGAGACTGGCGATCGACTCGACGAGCGTCTGCTTGAACTCCGGCCTGGCAAAGGCCTCCTCGAAGACTTCGGCAAGGAACGCCTGCACCTTCGCAGTTGACTTGTTCAGGGTGCCCTTGGCGCGCCCGACCGGCCGCTCACCCGGCTTCCACAGCGCCATTCGGCAGAGAGAGTGCCTCAGGTCACTGCCCGAGGCTGGCTAGATATAGCCGTGCTTATGAATCAGGCAGCCCGAGATCCGCGAGCTTGAACCCCTTCGCCGTCAGGTACCGCTCGAACCGCTCGACGTCCAGGCATTCGATCGTGAACCATTGACGGCTGCATTCGGCGCAGCACCGGCGGCGCCGGTAGACGTCCTCGAAGAGGTCACCGCGCGACTCAATGACGGCGCTCGACCCCGAGCCGCACCACGGGCAGCGCGGCTTCGGGACGTCACTACTCCGCGCTACCTTAGCCGCCGCTGGAGCCCGACCGTTCATCGCGGAGCACCACGGCGCGCACGATACCGCTTGGTCTTTGCGACGGCCTGGCACTGGCCACTGCAGTACCGCTGCTGCCCGGTGCCCTTTAGGCAGACCCGCCCACAGTGCGGACACTCGACAATCCGCTCAGCCAGCACTTCGAACGCCTGGTCTATTTCGGCCCGTAACATCGCCAGCAGGAGCGCCTTCGTCACGAGCGTGCGTCTTTTCATCATCTCAGCGCCCGCCGCGTAGCGCCCGTCGTGGCGGAACTGCTCGTCCTACCGTGCGAGTTCCCGCGCAATCTGGCCGACGACACGCTGCACTTCCCCCTCCTCGAGCGCCCAGCCGGGCGCAGGCAGCGCCTGCACCACGCGCGCCTTGAACGTCTGATAGACCCGTGGGGACGGCTCAGGGTCGCCGGTCACCTCAGACACGAGCGCACGGGCGAGTTCAGCCGGCCCCGACCCGGCATAGCCCCAGTCGAACCCCGTGGGCGAATGACTGTAGACGTGGCGCCGGTGCTGGAGGCGGCGCCGGGGTGCGCCAGGATTGCCATCGTCATCGACGTAGACCCGCGTGCGCCCGTCCGCGTCCCGCACCCCGACGAAGCGCCGCATTAGGTGTCCCCGTCTTCGGCGGCGTGCGCGGCGGTTTCGCCGAGCTCCTGCGCGGCGCGCTCGGTCAGCACTGTGTTTTCGCTCAGGCTGTCGATGATGGGCTGGTCGGCATCCTCCGACGAGCCGTCTCCCAGGACGCTGTCGTAGCCAGACCGGTAGGCGCCAATGAGCCCCTGCAGATACTCGTCGCTGACCTCCTGGCCCAGGTAAATCGGCATCGCAGTCCTCCTCTCGACTACTACTTCGCTAGTAGGTTTTACTAACGGTTTACTAACGCGCGGACAGAACGCCGCGGTCTCGACTGGACCGCGGCGAACTGCAATCGACTGATTTATTCAGGAAATAGCTCGGGTGGACTGCAACGGGCTGCGATGGACCGGTAGTCTTGTCCTATAATCGCTTTATGCTTTCACAGCTCTGCTGTCCTCGTAACCTCCTGATTCCTCGAGACTTACGGTCTTCGACCGATGCCGCAGCAACCGTCCAGACCCCCGGTTTACTAACGGTTTACTAACGCGCGGACCCGCCGCCGCCCATTCCGCAGCCACTTTCGCCTCGGCCTCAGCGAGCGCGTCCTCTTCGTCGATGCCGAGATAGACCTTGAGCGTGTTCAGGTTCGAATGCCCGAGCAGCTTCGCGATGGCGTTGAGGGTGTAGCCCTTGTCGTGGTACCAGCGCAGGGCGCCCTCGCGCCGCAGGTCGTGAAAGTGGAGGTCAATCTCCTGCAACCGGGGCAGCGCCGCCTGCACCTCGGCCGACTGGTAGCCCACGCCCTTCGGCACGACCTCATGCGCCAGCAGGACGCACACCGCCCACAGCCGGTAGACGCTCGTCACCCGGCGCCCCACGGCATCGCCGAACACGTAGTCCATCGGCGCCCACGGCGTACCGGTCGGGTTGGTGGCGGCGAGCGCCTGCAGCGCCTGGAGCACCCGCGGCGTCATGGGCACCCGGCGCGGCTTGCGGTTCTTGCGGGCGCCCACGGCGACGGCGCGAATGAACACCCGGCGCTCGGCCCACAGGACGTCGCGCCACTGCAGCGCCAGCAGTTCGCCGACGCGCAGCGCGCAGTCGACCGCCACGATGATGAGCGCCCAGAGCCGCTCGCGCGGCTGCTCGTAGCGCCCCTGGTCAGCCGCCCGCAGAAGCCGCTGCTCCTCGTCAGGCTTCACGCGCCGCGACCGCTGGCCCATCTTGCCCGCCTTGATGCGCGTGTCGGCGCTGATCGGATTGACGGCCAGATGCCCCTTGCGTACCGCCCACCGGCAGAACCGCACCAGGATGCGGCGGTACTTGTGCTTGGTGCCGTTCCGCTTGCCGCTCGTCACCGCGGCGTAGACCGCCTCGATATGGTCCTCGGTCAAGGCCGCGACCGGCAGGTCACCGAAGCGCCCGCCAGGCAGGACCACCGCCGCCACCATGCGGCAGCGCCCGTGCTCCGCCGGAGCGGTCTCGACGTCGGCGTAGGTTGTCGTCGCGAACGACGGCCACGCCTGG